AAAACGTAGGTGTAGAGACGTGGTGGGATTTAGGTATAGGAGACTCAACAGCAATTTGGTTTGCTCAACGAGTTGGGGAGGAAATACACCTAATAGATTATTACGAAACTTCAGGAGAATCATTGGCATATTATGCTGATAAGCTTGAAGAAAAAGATTATGAATATGAACGTCATATAGCTCCACATGACATCATGGCAAGAGAATTAGGAACAGGAAAATCTAGACTGGAAGTCGCAAACGAATTAGGAATAGATTTTGAAGTAGCTCCTAAATTAGAAATTGATCACGGAATAGAATCTGTGAGAAATATGTTACCGAATTGTTTCTTTGATAGAGTTAAATGTAAACAAGGTATAGATGCATTAAGACAATATCGAAAACAATGGGATGACAAGAATCAGGTATTTAAAAACAAACCGCTACACGATTGGTGTTCACACGCAGCAGACGCATTAAGATACGGAGCTGTGCATGATCCAATTGATGTAAGTGAATGGAAGAAACCAATTAAAGTAGATACAAAATACATAGTATGAAATCAGAAAAAGATATATTAGCAGTTGTAAGTAGAGAAATACATAACGCATCAGGTTTTATTGGTGGTGAGTTAGTAGCTAGAAGAAAAAAATCATTAGAATATTATTTAGGTATGCCTTTAGGGAACGAACAAGAAGGTCGTTCTCAGGTAGTATCCAATGATGTTTTAGATACAGTAGAAAGTCTCATGCCTTCATTAATGAGAATTTTTACTGCAGGCGATAATGTATTTAGCTGCGAAGGTACTGGACCAGAAGACGATGAAATGGCACGTCAATGTTCCGACTATCTTAACTACATTTTTTATAAAGAGAATAATGGATTCCTTTCTCTTTATTCAGCATTTAAAGATGCTTTAATACAAAAGAACGGAATCCTAAAAGTTTATTGGGATGATTCAGCTAAAACTGAAAGAGAAGAATATGTTAGACTATCTGATGATGAGTTTAATGACCTTGTTATAAATCCAGAAGTTAAAGTTAAAAATCATACCGAATATGAAGAACCAATTACTGACGATCAGGGAAAAGAATTAGATAAAGTAACTCTCCATGATGTAGTCATTCATAGAACAAGATTATACGGACAAGTTAGAATTGAACCAGTTCCTCCAGAAGAATTCTTAATTTCGAGACGTAGTAAAGATATTAATTCTGCAAGTTTTGTTTGTCATAGAACCACTAAAACAAGATCAGAACTTGTTGAAATGGGTTATGATAAAGATTTAGTAGAAGGATTACCATCAGGTGATGCAGATTTTTTCTCCGAAGATAAATTTGTTAGACATCAGGATGTAGATTTTTCACACGGACTTACCGATGGTGATAAAAGTACAAATGATATTCTTATCTATGAATGCTACATCAGAATGGATGTTAATGAAGATGGTAAATCAGAATTATTAAAAATTACTGCAGCAGGTACAGCAGCTAGTAAAATGTTAGATATGGTTGAAGTAGATACGTTTCCATTTATATCTATAACACCTGTAATTATGCCACATAGATTCCATGGCAGATCTATATCTGAATTAGTAGAAGATATACAACTTATTAAATCTACTGTTATGAGACAAATGTTAGACAATATGTATCTAACAAATAACAATAGAGTTGCAATACAAGATGGTCAAGTATCTATGGATGACCTTCTTACAAATAGACCTGGCGGAATAGTTAGAACAAAACAACCACCACAAAATGTTATGATGCCTATTCCTGCACAGCCTATTACCGAACAAGCAACAACAATGTTAGGTTATCTGGATTCTGTTAAAGAAACAAGAACAGGAATTACCAGACAATCACAAGGGCTAGATTCCAATACCTTAAATAAAACAGCAACTGGACAAAACCAAATCTTAACACAATCACAAATGAGAATGGAGTTAATTGCCAGAATCTTTGCTGAAACAGGTATTAAGGATCTAGCTTTAAAAATATTTGAGTTGGTATGCAAGTATCAACAAAAAGAAAAGATAGTAAGAATTAGAGGAAAATATATTCCAATGCGACCTTATGAATGGAAAGACAGAGTTAATGTTACTGTTCAAGTAGGTCTAGGTACAGGATCAAAAGAACAACAACTGATTTTATTAAATGCTATACTAGAAAGACAAATGCAAGCAATAAACTTACAACAAAATGTTCATGGTCCTATGGTTAATCTAAGGAATATATATAATAGTTTAAAGAAATTAATTGAAAATGCTGGACTTAACGGAATAGAACCATTCTTTATGGATCCTGATGTTGGTGCGGCACAAATGCCAGAACTACCTCCTAAACCACCTACTGAATTTGAAAAAGTTACACTTGCTCAGGTTCAAGGTGAAAATCAAAGAGCACAACTTAATGCTAATGTAACATTAAAAGAAATTGAAGGTAGAATGAGACAACAGTTACTTGATTTTGAAATAAAAATTAAAGAATTAGAACTTAAATACGGATCTAAAATAGATGAGCTTGAACTTAAACGTAGAAGTATGTTAGAACAAACAGATCTAAGTAAATCTGGTGATTTAATGAAAGAAATAGTAAAAGGACAACAACAATTCTTTAACGATGGACAAAATAGAAACACAAGTCAGGGAGGGAAAGAGAGCCCAGGTTCTCCTAAACGATCCCCTACTGAAACAGGCATTTGAAGATCTCTTAGGAACATATAAACAAGAGATATTTAATACAAGTTTTACTGACGATGATAACCGTAGATCCCTTTGGATGGCATATAATATGCTAGATAAAATCAAAGGTCATTTAATAACTATCATGGAAAGTGGAAAACTAGCTCAAAAAGATCTTGAGCTTTTAAATAAGAGCTAACCTATCCAGGAGCTCGATATACGTCAACCAAGAAAGGAACGTTATGGCACAAGAACAAACTGTTCAAGGTGCTGCTGACAAGATTTCTGGACTTCTGAATCCTAAAGAAGGACAATCAGAACCAGAAAAAAAAGCAGAACCATCAGAGCAACCTCAAGAGATCAATGAGGAAACTTCTACAGAGAGTCAACCAGAGTCTGAAGGAACTCAAGAAGAAGCTGCTCCTGAAAATACCGATATCAAAGAAGAAACGCAAACAGAGACAGAGGAACCAGAACTCCACCGCATTAAAGTTAGTGGTCAAGAGTTAGAGGTCAGCCTCGATGAGCTGAAAGCAGGTTATTCCAGAGATTCGGATTATCGACAAAAAACTCACACTTTAGGACTAGAGAAAAAAGATCTCGAATCCGAAAAGGGTAGTTTGCGTCAAACTTATGATTCTCGTTTATCAGAACTAAACGATATGATTTCGACTGCTGATTCATTTATCAGGCAGCAACAAGGTAGCAAAGATCTTCACAAGCTTTATGACGAAGATCCCACATCTGCAGCTCGACTGGACTACCAGTTACGTGAACAAAAAAGTCAGATTGATGGCATGAAGTCTAAAGCAAATGAAGCATATCAAAAACAATATAGTGAATACCTTGATGCACAAAGACAATTAGCAGCAGCGACAATACCAGAGTACAGCGATCCTAATAAAACTGATCAATTCAAAACTAATATGCGTACAACGCTTAGAGGTTATGGATTTAATGATGGTGAAATTGGGAGTCTTGCTGATCATCGTTTTCTAATGGTGATTAAAGATGCTATGAGTTACAAATCTGTTAAAGATAAAAGACCTATAGCACAGAAAAAGGTAGCTAACGCACCTAAAGTTGTAAAAGCTGGTGTCGCAAAATCAGGTTCAAGTTCAGGTAGAGAGGGCATAAGAAATAAAATCGGTCAATTAAAGAAAACAGGGCATCTTCGTGAAGCCCAAAGTGCTTTAATGGATATGATTAATCTTAAATCTCAACAAAAAAGGTAATAAACAATGGCACAACCAACCAATACGTTTGACACGTATGATTCCATTGGAGAACGAGAAGACCTGTCGGATGTTATTTATAACATCGCACCAACTGACACGCCATTTCTAAGTTCTGCAGCTAAGACAAAAGCAACTGCAGTTCTACATGAATGGCAAACTGACACGTTGACGGCAGCTTCATCATCCAATGCTGTAATCGAAGGTGACGAAGCCACTTTAGACGCTATTACTGCAACAACTAGATTATCTAATTCTTGTCAAATTATGGACAAGACTATCGTAATCACAGGTACGCAGGAAGCAGTGGACAAAGCTGGTAGAGCATCTGAAATAGCTTACCAAGTCGCTAAAAGAGCTAAGGAGCTTAAAAGAGACCTGGAAACAATGCTAACAACTAACAACGCTGAAGTAACAGGTTCAGCAACAGCAGCAAGAGAAATGGGTTCATTAAGAGCATGGGTTGCTACTAATGACGTTATGGGTACTTCTGGTACTTCTGGTTCTGTAGGTAATACTGCAGCAACTGATGGTACTCAAAGAGCATTCACAGAAACTCTCTTGAAATCTGTAATTAAATCAGTATGGAGTGCTGGTGGAAATCCAACTATGATTATGGTTGGACCTTTCAATAAGCAAAAATTGTCAGGTTTCACTGGTAACAGTACAAGATTTGATGCAGGTGCTGATGCAACCTTATACACATCAGTAGATGTTTACGCTTCTGACTTTGGACAACTACAAGTAGTACCTAACAGATTCTCTAGAGATAGAGATGCGTGGGTATTAGACATGGATTATTGGGGAGTAGCTTTCTTAAGAGACTTCACAATGCATGAATTGTCAAAAACTGGAGACTCAGAAAAAAGACAATTGCTTTTAGAGGCAACTCTAGAATCAAGAAATGAAGGTGCAAGCGGCTGTGTTGCTGACTTAACAACTTCATAATAAATTAAATGTGTAGGGGAGTAACCTCAAATCTACTCCCCTTGCATTCTTTAAACATTGAAGTCTTGAGAGGGGTTAAAGACGGAACAATGAGGAAACAAAATGAGAACATTAAACGACTATTTTATAACAGCTAAAATCGCTGACATTAGTACAGCATCATCAACATTTGTTGCTATACCTGATGGAGGCAAAGTAATTAAAATTATAACAGCACTGCAAGGTGCAATTGGTACAGCTAACGGAGCAATAACTTTTGAAATTGGTGGAACAGCTATGACTAGCTCTGCAATTACAGTAACACAATCTGGATCTGCTGCTGGCGATATTGATACATCAGAACCTACTGCAGCAAACGATGTGGCAGAAGATGGATCTATTGAAATGATTACAAGTGGTGCACCCTCTAATGCAATCGTACTTTACATAACATTTGTTATAAGAAGATAATTAAATTTGGATTAATGTTCCTGGAACATTCTGGGAACATATCCTAAACAAAAGGAAAACAAAACATGAACTATGGATTAAGACATGGAACTGTACTTAAACTTACTTCTGCAGCATCTTCTTCTGCAAGTGATGCATTTACAGATGGAACAGAATACATAAGAGTAGTTAGTACAATTGCTTGTCATATACACGTAGCAGTCTCACCAACAGCAGCTGCAACTACAACATACTTACCTGCAGCAGAAGTTGAAATTATTAAAGTTTCAGCTGGAGAAAAAATTGCAGTATTAAGAGTTGGTGGATCAGATGGAGAATTATACGTAACTGAATTATCAGAGTAATGACTAAGGTAAGAGCAACCGAATGGGATGCAGGAATTAAGACTCGTTATATACAAGAGTCTGATGGTAAGCTAACTATAAATAATCAGCAGGATCTTAATCCTTTAATGGAAAGAAACAAGGAACTTTATACTGCTAATAGTGGTTACACTCCATCAAAGGATTTTAAAAGAATAGCTAGTATACCACCCATTATGCTTCAAATATGGAGCAAGGAATACAATGGTTCTAACAACTGGTTTGGTCTTCCTAAAGAAATACAAAACAAAATTTTAAAAACAAAACTAAACAGTTCTGAATTTAAATACTTTAGAACTGCTCAAGGAAATTTATAATGGCTATATCAACCTATACAGAATTAAAAGCATCAATAGCTAACTGGTTAAATAGAAGCGATTTATCAGATGAAATATCTGATGACTTTATTAAACTAACTGAAGCAGATTATAATGCTAAGTTAAGAATTAGACAGATGGAACAGATAGATACTGTAACTATTGATTCTGAAACTGTTACTGTACCTAGTGGTTTTATAGCAGTTAGATCATTTTATATTTTACTATCTAGTACAAAACATCCATTAGAATACATAACACCACATAACTTATTTGAAATACGAGGGGGATCCAGATCTGGTAGACCTCGTTCTTACACTATAGAAGCAGACAACGAAACTGAACAATTCAGATTTGGTCCTAGTCCTGATACTACTTATACTGGTTATCTTTCATATTATAAAGATATTGCAGCCCTTAGTGATTCTAATGCATCAAATCCAATTCTAGCCAAACATCCTGGAATCTATTTGTATGGTAGTCTTTTTCATTCAGCTAATTTCTTAGGTGGAATAGATCGACAACAAACACAAAATTGGTTACAAATGTATGTTGCAGCATTAGAACGATGCGAGAACAACGACAAACAAGATTCATATGGTGGAGCACCTGTAGTTCAAAGAACAGATGTTCAAACCGATTTATCATTTTATAGGAACAGATAATGAAAATTAGAGTTACTAGAGCATTATTAGAAAAACGAGCACACAAATATGCTACTAAATACGAAAAAAGACATGGTAGTTATTCAACTGCTAAAGATTTTTATAGATGGAAAGCATTTAAACGTGGACCAGAAAAAGCTGGAAAATATGTAAGACCTCCAACTGATATTAACAAATTAAAAACAAACAAAATTTATAAGTGGAGTTAATTTAATGCAAATACCTTTTGGAGAATGGCAACCTGATCAACCAGCACATGGTATGAAGGGAGCTAACGTAGCAACAAATGTTTATCATGCTTTAGGAAGTTATAAAAGATTTCCATCTTTAGTAGCTTATAGTTCAAATACAACAAGTACAGATTCTAAAGGAGCAGGTTCATTTAGAGATAATTCAAATACAGTTTATAATTTTGTAGGAACAAGAACAAATCTTTATCAATTAACCTCTGGAGCTTTTACTTCAAGAAAAGCTAGTTTAACTGGAACTGCTACAGACTTTTGGACATTTACACAGTTTGGAGAATATATTATTGCAAGTAATGGAGTAGATGCAGTACAATATTATCTAATGGGAACATCAACTAACTTTGCAGCTCTTACAGCAATTCAAACAGCTGGTACAGCACCAGTATTTAGAGTTTCAGGAGTAGTTAGAGATTTCCTTGTTGTAGGTAATATAGTTGGTGCAACAAATAGAATTCAATGGTCAGGTATTAATGATATTGCCGTATGGTCAGGTAAACAATCAGACTTACAAGACTTACCTGGTTCTGGTGGAAGGGTAGTTCATATAACATCTGGTGAAATAGGTTATGTATTTAGACAGAATCAAATCATACGTATGGATTATGTAGGAGGATCTGTAATATTTAGACTATCTGTGATCTCACCAAATAGAGGAGCAGTTTATGGAAGAACAGTATGTCAAGACAATAGAAGAGTATTCTTTTATGCAGATGATGGTTTCTATGAAATACAAGGAGATAACATTGCTCCCATCGGAGTAGAAAAAGTAAATAGATTTTTTGATTTAGATTTAAACAAAGCTTTTGCAGATAGAATTTGTGCTGCAGTTGATCCATTTAATCAGTTAGCTATGTGGCTATATCCATCTTCAAGTAATACTACTAATACTACTGGAATTTGTGATAGAATTATAATATATAATTATGCTACTAAGAAATGGTCTTTAGCTGAAGCTGATGCTAGTACAATTTTCTCACAATTCGTTGGAGCTTATACTGTAGAATTAATGGATATTATATCTCAAAACTTAGAAAATATTAATGCTGCATTAGATACAGATTTCTGGTCTGGTGGACAAATGTTACTAGGTGCAATTGATTCAGATTATAAAGCTGCAATCTTTTCAGGAACAGCCAATGAATGTGAAATAGAGACTGCAGAAATTGAAGGATTTCCTGGAGCTAGAACAAACATCATTGGAGTTAGACCAATAGTAGATGCAGCAGCAACAGTTACTGTAAAAACTAGAGAAAGATTAGCAGACACAGAAACAGAATCTAGTTCATCTTCTATGGTAACAAATGGAATGAATCCAGTAAGACAATCAGGAAGATATATTAGAGCAAATGTTAAAGTACCATCAGGTACTATATTTACTCACGCACAAGGTATAGACCTTGTTGCATCAAAGGCAGGACTTAGATAATGAGTGATAAAATTAATATAGACAATGTAAGATATTCATTTGAAACACAAGAATACTTCCAAAGACAATTGGAAGAATCTGTTAATACATTAATTAATAAAGATAATACCGAAAGCAATAAGGCATTTGATTTCTTTATGGGATCTGAAGGTGCGGGAATTGATGAAGTAAGTGATGATTCATCTCCTACCCTTGGTGGTAATTTAGATCTTAATGGAAATGCTTTAGTTTCTGGAATGATACCCTCATTATCAGGTACTGGTAAATCTTTAGTTTTAGGATTTTAAATAGGAGAATAAATGGCAGGAACATATATAGGAAAATACGATACAACAGCAGGAAGTAACTCAACAACAGCATCAAATGCAGTATCTGTTGCAGAGGGAATGCTACCATCTAATATCAATAATGCCCTTCGGGACATTATGGCAGATGTTAGACAATGGTATAATACTGCAGAATGGATAGAATACGGAGATGGTGCAGGAACTTACACACCTGCTTATGCATCTTCTACAAGTTTTACAATTGCAGCAGCAGATGTAACTTCTGTTTATCATGTAGGAAGAAGAGTTAAAGTTGTAGCATCGACACCAGGTACAATTTACGGATCAATTACAGCTACTGCTTTTTCAACAAATACAACAGTTACAGTTGCTTGGGACTCAGGATCATTATCAAATGAATCTATAACTTCAGTTCATATTGGAGTTATAAGTGCAATAAATACTGCAACACCAGAATCTCTAACTATTACTGGAGATTACACATTAGATGTATCAGGCGATATTATTTTAGATGCCGATGGCGATAATGTAACCCTTAAAGCAGCAGGTACTACTTCATTAGATTTTGTTTTAAATGGAGCAACTAATGTTACTTTAGATACTCCTGGTGATCTTATATTAGATGCAGGTGGAGCTGATGTTTTATTAAAAGATGATGGAACTACTTTTGGAAGTCTTACACAATCTGGTGGAGAACTTTTAATTAAATCAGGATCCACACCTACTACAGCTTTAACAATGGCAGGATCTAGTTTAACAGTTGCTGGGAATGAAATAATTACTGGACTGACTGCTAGTAGAGCTTTGACTGCTAATAGTTCAAAACAACTAACATCATCTGCAGTAACAGATACAGAATTAGGATATTTAGATGGCGTTACTTCAGCTATTCAAACTCAACTAGGTACAAAAGCATCAACAACTGATATGAACAATGCTATTGCTGGGCTTAGAACTAGAATAGTTGTTGAAGCAGCCTCAACTGGAAATGTAACTATTTCATCAGGTCTTGAAAATGGAGATACTATTGATGGTGTTACACTGGCAACAGGAGACGAAGTTTTACTTAAAGATCAATCTACTGATAGTCAAAATGGTGTATATACAGTTGTTAGTTCAGGTACTGCTAGTAGAGCAACTGAATATGATGCAATAGCAGAAATATCTGGTCAAATAGTTGTTGTTAATCAAGGAACTGCAAATGACAATACTTTATGGCTTTGCACAACTAATAGTTCAGCTACACTTGGATCAGATTCAATTTCATTTACAAAAATTACACCACAAAATGTTGGAGATGTAACATTAACTGGAACACAAACATTAACAAATAAAACATTAACAGCACCAATATTAAGCGGTTCAGCTTCAAGTGCTGGTTTGATACAATTTAAAGAAGATACTGATAATGGTACAAATGCAGTAACATTAATTGGTCCAGCAGCAACTGCCGATGTAACAGTAACATTACCAGCAGCAGCAGACACATTAGTTGGTAAAGCAACAACTGATACTTTAACTAATAAAACTTTAACTGCTCCGAAATTTGCAAGTGGTGGATTTATTGCCGATGCAAATGGACTTGAGGCTTTAGTTTTTGGTGCCACAGGTACTGCTGTTAATGAACTTAAAATAACGAATGCAGCTACTGGTTCAGGTCCAACTCTTTCATCAGTTTCTAGCAGTTCAACCGATACAAATATTGATATTAATATTACACCTGCAGGAACTGGAGATGTTGTTCTTGCTGGAGATACTGTAAAAGTTGGTGATAGTGGAGCAGCAGCAACTCTAACTTCAAATGGTGCAGGAACACTAACAGTTACAACTGGAGGTACTACTGATTTGATTTTAAATACCAATTCTGGTACTAACTCAGGAACAGTAACAATTACAGATGCCGCTAATGGTGCAATTACTTTAGCACCTAACGGAACTGGAGTAGTAGATATACAAAGTTCAATGAATCCCTCTTTGTCATCTACTGGTAAATCATTAGTAATGGGTTTTTAATAAAAGGAGAAAAATATGGCAAGTGAAGTATTAAAAGTAGCATTAAAACCAACATGTTCAAATTCAGAAGTTAAATTGATCGATGGTGCAAGTGGACACACTTATACTGTTTTATCAATTACAATGTGTGAAACAGCTGGTGCAGCTGAAACATTTAATTTATATGTCGATAATGGCGATGGCGGAACTGATAACTACATTTATCACACACAAGCATTAGGAGCTAACGAAACTTTCGAACATACAGGCAGAATAGTTTTAGAAGGCACAGATATGTTAGGTTTTATAACTGGCAGCTCAGCAGACGTTGACGTTGTAGTTAGCTATTTAGATCAAACATTATAATAGGAATATAAAAAATATGAGTGGAATAGTAGGAAGTAAATTTAACCATAGAGGTTCTGGCCCAGTAGCAAAGATTGGAACAGATGGACAACACCTTTTAAGTTCAGGTGCTGGCAAAAAACATATTTTTGAAACAGTAACAGCTACTGCGTATGATGACGAACCAATTAAATCAGATTTAACTGCATTGGCTTTAAGAGAGGCTACAAACGAGGCGAGTGCGGCTTTCAACCTTCCGTCAAGTTTTATCGAAAGTTTCAACGATGATACGAATTTAGGAACACAAACAGATTGCGATAGAACAGGTGGCTATATGATAACTGAAAGTATAGCTTTTGGTGCTTTTGCAAATGATAGTGATACAAAATTTTTATTACATTCAGATACTACAAATGGCAGTACGACATTTACAGATAGTTCTTCAAACTCTTATAGCATTACTGTAAATGGTGATGTTCAACACAGCACTACAAAGAAAAAAGTAGATGATTCATCAATATATTTTGATGGTACTGGTGATAGATTACTTCCTAATATCGCATCATTACAACCTGGAACTGGTGCATACACAGTAGAGTTTTGGATTAACACTACATCAACAAGTGAAACTTTTCTTATAATGAGTGCAGATACCAGTGGCACAGGAATGAGACTATCAATGCTATCAAATGGCACAATACATTTAGATGAACAAGTTTCAAATGCTGATTATGTAGCTACAAGTTCATCAGCTGTAAATAATGGCAATTGGCATCATGTCGCTATAAGTAGAGCAAGTAGTGGAAGTGCTTACATATATATTAATGGTACAAGTGAAGCAAATATTAGTGCAAATCATAATTTTGATAATAGTAACGTATTACATATTGGTTCAAGAGCCTCTGCTAATTATTTAACTGGTTATTTAGATGAAATTAGATTTTCAAGTGTTCGAAGATACTCTTCAACTTTTACACCTAATAACGTTACAACTTTTAATGCAACAGGAACTTTAATTCAATCAGCTAATACAGTTGCTTCTGCAAAAACAAAAGTTGGTGGAACAATGCTTTACAAAGACAATGAAGGAACAGCAACTTTAGGAACAGATTTAAAAATATATTTCAGTTGCAATAATGGTGGTGCTTGGACAGAAGCGGCAAGTTATAATGCAATCACACCAGTTTATTCAACAGGAGTTAAACAAGTAAGATTAGGCGAAACAACTTGTACTTCAGGTACAGGAGTAATTTACAAAGCTGTTTGGGCTAATCAATCTAGTGGTTCAAAAGAAACTCAATTACATGGAATAGGAATTAATTATTAAATGAGTGGAATAGTAGGCAGTAAATTCAATGATAGAGTTTCTGGACTTATAGGAAGTTTAGGAACAGATGGACAACACCTTTTAAGTTCAGGTGCTGGAAAGAAAATGGTTTTTGAAACAGTAGCAGATACTACATACGATGATGAGCCGTTTAAATCGGACATAACAGCTTTAGCGATTAGAGAAGCTACTAATGAATCAAGTGCCGCATTTAACCTACCATCAAGTTTTATTGAAACTTTCACGGATGATACAAATCTTGGAACACAAACAACAGGCGATAGAACTAGCGGATATTGGAAATCAACAAGTGCAACAGGAACTTTAATTCAATCTGCAAATTCTGTAACTGGGTCAAGAACGTCAGTTGGAGGTACTATGTTATATGCCGATGAAGATGGAACTGCTACATTGGGTACTGATCTTAAAATATATTTTACTGCTGATAACTCTGCTTGGACAGAAGCGGCAAGTTATAATGCCATAACTCCTGTGTATGCTTCGGGGATTAAACAAGTTCGGCTGGGAAAAACTACTGTTACTGGAGGCACAGATGTTCGGTATAAAGCTGTTTGGGCAAATCAGTCGGGAGGAGTTAAGGAAACTCGACTTCATGCTATTGGCACAAATTATTAATGGCTAATAGTTATAAATTTACTGGTGTAGCTTTAGCTACTGTTAGTGAAACTGCTTTATTAACAGCAGCATCAGATGAAACAATTATTATCCGATCTATTAGAGTTACTAACAATACTTCTAATACACCAACTATTTCATTAGATTTATCTGATAATTCAGCTAGTACAGAATATACTATACTTAAAACACAAACACTTTCTGCAAATACTGGAATAGAATTAATAAAAGTACCAATAGTTTTAGAAGCATCTGATGCTTTAAAAGCTACTATGAGTTCTACAGATTCAACACATATAGGAATAAGTTATTTAGTTATAACGTGATACAATTAATTAATATACCAAGTAAAAGTATTGGTGATATATGGGGTGTAGTTATTGCAGATATTGCAAATGCATTAAATAGATCCAATAATTATGCTTTAGCAGAACATATTAGAAAATGGATTGCTGAAGAAAAAATGCAGCTTTGGATCCTTTGGGATAAAGAAGCTGATAACAAATCAAAATACTATGGAGTTGTAGTAACAGAAATAATACAAAGACCATTACAACGATGTCTAAATATCAAAATAATGGTAGGCAGACATCGAGAAAAATGGCAACATTTAATTAAGCATATAGAAGACTTTGCATGGCAAAATAACTGTGATTTATTAGAGTTAATAGCCAGACCTGGGTGGAAGAAAATTCTTAAACCCTTTGGTTATACTGAAAGTCATGTTCTATTAGAAAAGAAAAAGGAGAAAAAATAATATGTCATCTGGAGGAGGAGGAAGTGGTGGACAAACAACTACTATTCAAAAAGCAGATCCCTATGCACCAGCACAACCTGGATTAAATCAGATTTTATCTGAAGCAGGAACTATTTATGGTCAAGGACCAATGGCTGCAGGATATGTACCACCTACACAACAAACATTACAAGGATTAGCATCGCAAGAGCAAATAGCTCAAGCTGCTAATCAGCAAATATTAGGTACTATACAAGGGCAATATACAAATCCTTTTTTATCTCCTATGATCGCACAATCTGCCCAAGATATATATTCTAATGTTGCTGGACAATTTAGTGGAGCTGGTAGAACACCTGGATCTCCAATGATGCAATCAACTGTAACAGGACAAGTAGCTCAAAAAGCATTACCTTATGCCTTTCAACAACTAGAAAGAGAAAGAGGTAGACAATTAGGAACAGCACAAAGAGTACCTAGTTTAACATCTGTAGGAGGAGCTCTTGAAGATATTTCAAGACAACAACAAATGGGTCCACAAGCAGCGTTGTCTCAGTATTATAATACTGTAGCACCAATTGCTTTTGGATTACCAACACAACAACAAACAACACAACAACCACGACCTAATGCTTTTGGAATGGCTGCAGGCGGAGCTATGTCTGGAGCTGCTATGGGTAGTATGTTCGGAATGGCTCCAATGGGAGCTATGATTGGTGGTGGAATGGGATTATTAGGAGGATTACTATAATGGAACAAATCAAAAAATATTACAAATTAGCTAAAGAAAATAAAAAAATAACTATGGGTATTATTGTAGTTATTATTATAATCATAGCTTTAATTAATTAAGGATAACGATGCCGAGTAGTGGAGGTAGTGTTTCAGACGCACCAGTAAATGTTTCAGATGCACCAGTAAATAAAGTAGTAGATGGTCAAAGCCATTACTTAGCTTATATTACACCTGACGAAGGAAAATCTTTACAACAACAAGGTGGTAAAGAAGTTATAACTGATTCAGGTATACCAGCTTATCCAGGTCATTTTGGAGTATCTGGAGAATCAATGGGTGTTCCACAAGGACCACAAGGAAGAGCAGATGGACCAAGAGCACACCATGGAGGCGGTGGAGGAGCATTAGTAGTAACACCATCAAAAGCTGATCTTGGCGATGTAGATGCTGAAGATGAATATTTAGCACCTGATAAAGATCATTGGCAAGCTACTCAAAAAGCAATTGGAGAAGGCATAAAAGATTTAGGAGATCAATATCAAGCTGATTGGAGTGATTGGACTAAAGAACAACAAGATACTTACCAAGATGAAATGAATACACTCAAAGGTACTGAGGATGTAAATTATTCTTTTTATAAAGGTAATGAAGGAACTACAAATTTAACATTTGGTGAACATTGGAAAGATGCTGTTATAAAACATCCTGCTTTAAAATATTCACCTACTGCAAGATTTTTATATACTGCAGCTCTAACAGGAAAAGAAAATTTAACAACTGATTATGGTACATCGAAATATGGAGGTGCTGGTGCTTCAGGTAGTGGTAGAGCTGTAGATCAAGGTGGTTGGTGGGGTAGAGCAAAAGGTTTATTAGAAGGATCTGGTGCACAAGATATAACAACTCCAGGTGCAGGTGCTGATGAAAGAGCTGCTATGAATATAATAGCTCCTCATGCTCCATATATAGTATCAGGAACAACTAAACCAACTAATTCTCCTGCAGCTAATTGGTTTGCAAATTTAGGAAAAACAAGTACCAATCCAGGAACATTTGATTTAGCAACAGAATATGCTGCAGCAAAAAGTAAAGTAGCTACAATACTAGGAACTCCTAGTGCTGTAGGACAATTAGCTGTTAATCAAAGTCCATTTTACAATTGGTTAAAAGATAACAGTTTAGATAAAGGAATTTTATAATGAGTAATATATGGAATCTATTTAGTGATTACGAAAACAAATACCAAAATTGGTTAAAAAATGAAACTAATACAAATTGGTATCATCCTAGTCAAATAAAAAGTGCATATCAACAATCTGGTATAGATGAAAGATTACAACAAGCACAAACAGGATTACTTGGTGAACAAAGATGGGATCCTTCTGGAACAAAACGAGTAGGTGGAGTTATGGGTGAAGGTGGATCTTTGTCAACTGCTGGTGGTGAAATTAAAGATTATGTTTCAGGTAAAGAACAAGCAGTAAGTCCTCCAAGCACTTATGGTTCTACAAGAGAAGAAGTAGCTAGACCTGGATTTAAAGGATCTGAAATGGATAAAGACATTCATAAAGGTTTAGATTATGGAATTGAAAAATTTGACAAATATAAAAATATAGCAGTTGCAAAAGGAAACGAATGGTTAGATGGTAAAAAAGAACCAGTAGTTAATACAGAATATAAAGATGCAATAAGAAGAGGCGGTAAAGGAGCTAATGTTCCTAATGATTTAAATTGGTGGCAAAAGCTTTCTGGTATGTTTAATTCAAAATTTGATCTTGAAGGAGCTAAAGCATCTTGGACTGCAAAAGGTGGCTTTGAAGGACTTATGGCTAACCCTGCATTTACTATGGGATTAGCATTTATGCAATCTGCAGCTGAAGGTAAAAGTTTAGGAGCTGGTGCATTAGACAACGTAATAAAAGCTGGTGGTATATCTCATACATATAAAAAAATTATAGAAGATAGAAAACAAGAACCTATACAAGCTACTTCTACAGATATTGCAGAAGTTAAGGGTTTACTAGAAACAATGAATATTGAAGATCCTAGTTGGATTGAAAACATTTTTGGTAAAGTATTTAAAAAAGAAAATAAACAAGCTATGTTTGATATGGCTGCTGAAGATATTGCTAATGCACTTCAAATAGAAATGCAAAAACTCCAAGAAACTAATAAAGGAAAAACACCACTTGTATTTGGTATAAGACTTAAATTAAAAATTCTTAAAAGATTAGAAAAAGAAGGTAAAATTAAGAAAAAAGGAGGAGGACTCTTTACTGCAGCCACACTAGAAACTGACGTACCAATTAAAACTAGAGCTACAGGAGGTCCAGTACAAGCAGGTCAGCCTTATATTGTAGGTGAAAAAGGTCCTGAAGTAGTAGTACCTAATGCTAACGCTACTGTCGTATCAAACGATGATTCTCAAATAATGAGTATGCTATTATCATCTAATCCACAATTACAAAACGTATCAAGAACTAGAGCTGAGGCTATACTTAGATCTAGATTCCCTGATTATTTCGCATAACAATTAACAAACAAACATTATGATTAAACTATTTCACCCTAGAGGTGTCCAAGAACTAATTTGGAAAGCAGGAAGAACTACTGAAAAAGTTACTCAAAGAAGATTATTTAAAAAATTTCCTGGACAAAAAGTAAAAGCACAGAAACTTGCTCAACTTAAAGGATTAAAAAAAGTTAAAGCACTAGGAAAAAGATATGGAGTTGAAGGATTAGGTGTATCTTTAAAAGGACCTAAAATAAAACCTACTAAATTACGACATGGATTTTTTACTTCTGAAGAAAGTAAGTCAATGACAGGTTTAACTTCTATGAGATTTGCTAAAAGAAAAGGTTTACCTACCGAACCAAGAGAAGGTTTTGATCCTTGGATGGGTTCAAGTATTGGTTTCAGAGCTAAAGATTTAAAAAAAGGATTAAAAATATCAAAAGGAAAAATTAAAGAATTCAAAGGTGGAACTACAGTTATAGAAAGAATAACACATTCTAAAGCTGAAAAAGCTGGATTTTTTGTTAGAAAGAAATTTTACTCAGATCCTAAATGGAAAGAATGGAAATTAAAACTTACTAAAAAAAAATAAATGGCTAATGACATAAATGTTAATGAATTTAAATTAAGAGATCCAGTTACTTCCTTACCAGATGGATTAAAAGAACCCTTACAAAAACCACCAGGTTTCTTTAGATCCCTTAGAGATCCTAGAGATCTTTGGTTAGAAGAATCTTTACCTGCATCCATGTACCAATGGATGACTGGCAATACTAAAAAGAAACAAGCTGAAGAAGCTCTTAAATTTCTTAAAAGTTATCCTCATCTTCAAAATACTAAAGCCTATAACAATGCTAAAAGAATCTATGATCGATTTGGTTATTTATTAGATGAAGGTGGAGATTTTAGTTTTAAAGAATTTGGCAATCTAATTAAGAAACATCCTGGATTAGTTGGTGCAGAACTAGCTAATGCTATTATGGCAGATCCATGGTTAGTTTTAATTCCTTTTATTGGAGTTCCAAGATTTGGAAGAGGTATAGTAAACTTAATTAGAAAAGCATTTCCTGCCAAACTTAAACCACAAATTTTTAAAGGCGTAGCCCTTCAACCTGCAACTCCAGATTTAGCTATGGGAGCTTTAGGTACTCTATCCCTACCTTTACTTTTCTCAGTCAATTATCAACTATCAGAAGATCTTAAATTCTCAGGTAAAAGAACTACCGCAGAAACTACTATCGGTGCTACT